ATAAGCTCAAGACTCTGCTTACCTTTTTCAACAAGCTCATAATAAGTAACTCTTGAATACTTATAGTCATTATCAATATTTTTTTCTTCTGGAGGAAAGAACTTGTTTATATCATCACTCATTTAATGTCACTAACTCACGATTTTTAATATGCTCTTCTTCAATATCATCTTTAGATTGTCCATAGTATCTTACTGCATGATGCTTTTCGACCATATAATCATTTATAGATTGATCAGCATAATTAGTTGTTCTCCATAGTTCTCCTAAGATTCTACCAAATTTACCTTCAGCATCTTTTTGTGTTTTAAGTGTTATGCCGCCTTCATCATCTAACATTCCTGTTAAAAACTTTTTTGCAGCTAATCCATATTTTTTTTCTTCAAGGTCTCGTGTTCTCGATTCTGGCGTATCTATTGCATATAATCTTATTCTTTCTTTATGTAACCATACGCCAAATCCTAAATCTATGTCAACATCAATTGTGTCGCCGTCAATTATTTTTACTACTTTACATCTATATTCATACATTTTTAACTAGAACTATCTAAAATATTGGTTGAAAATCCAAAAGAACTATCATCAATACCGATAACATTTGATGGATTAGGTGTAACAACTATTGTTTCTAATCCTATATCCGAGTCATTAAGGCCTGCTTTGATATCAAATACCTTTGCTCTAACATCACGTATAATGCTAGTATCTGTTATTGGACCGTGAAAACTTAATTTCATTTCAAAGTCCATACTATAAATTATGGTTCTTCTTTGTTCCATTGCTCCTTCAAAGTCATCTGAAAAAGAAACACCTTGAATTATAACTTGTATGTCTTCTTTAAACCCAGGGTACTCATTAGCAAATGGCTTTATAGTCATTGCATATTGCGGATTAAACGTAGGAAGTATTTGTTCTACAATTTGTAATGCATCATCCTGAGATTTAGCATAAGCATTTAACTGAAAATTTATTGAATAAGGAACAGGATTAAAAAAACGCTGTCTTTTAGTATTTTCTCCAGTTGAAGCATTCGTAGTAAAGTTTCCTACTTTAGCCAATTGCCTTTGCGCATCATATGAAATAGAAGTTATCTCAAAAGATAATCTAGGCAACTTAATTGCAACCTGCGTATCTTCAGTTAAATTAGGATTCTCTCTTATTCTTTCAAGATACTTTTGTTTTGGCGCATATGATAATGGAACTTTGAGTTGGCTTATTACAGCACCAGAAGAATTTTGTCTTATTATATTAATATTATTAAAAAGCCTGCCGAATAACGCCACTGCCTTTTTAGTTTTTGAATGATAAAAGTGTCCACCAAACATTAGTTATTACTCACATCGCCGAATGGATTAGATTCACTAAAGTCAATGAAGTCTGCACCTGTTGAAAATTCTGTATTTTGTTCGTTATTCGATAGTTGATTATCTTCAACCACAAGTGTTATAACACCACCTGCGCCAGATTTCAAACCTACCACATGTTTAGTTGCGGCAAAGGTGTGATACTTACCATCATCTGCTCCTGCGTGTATAATATGTAACTTATCATCTGAGTCAGAATATTTAATAACTTCACCACGCATTATAGTTGAACCGCTAGGACTCGTTATAGTCTCACCTACTTGAAAAGTTGTTGGTGCTGGATCTGTAAATTTTATGGTAGGACTTGAATATCCAGTACCTGGATTGGTTAATGTTAACCCATTTACTTTACCATTGTTACTATCAATAGTTGCGGATATTGCAGCTCCTACGCCAGTTGAATCTATAACTGTAACAGTAGGAGGATTAGTAAAATAATTATTTCCGCTATCTGTGATATTAAGAGTTTGTAGCGCACCAGAACTTAATGTTGCAGTTGCTTGAGCACTATCTCTTGTATTGTCGAGAGTTAAGACATACTTATATGCGTATTTACCTTCAAGATCATCGAGTACGTCAATACCGGTGTCCATATCTTCACCAGTGTATTCATACAATTGACATCTCATCTTAAATACTGGCAAGTTGCTCAGTTGATAAAACGGCATTTCATGTTCTACGTGAGTAATCTGGAAGAAAGATTTACTTAAAGGTAAATATATTACATCACCTTCAGCAGGTCTTTGAGTTGTAATTTCGTTATCATATCTTGCGACTGTGTCAGCCCATCTTCTTCTTGATACTACAAATGTAGCTTCATCACGTATCTCTACTCCAAATCTTGTAAATAGATCTCCTTCACCTTCAAATCCTTCGGTATTTTCAATATACATTTCAAGCATGTGTGATGAATTAAAACTTGATACTGGGTCATCACCAAATATCTTATCTTCATTTACAATATCGCGCGGCAGATAATACACATCTTGACCATAAGCCTTAAGTGCTTCTATGACTATATCTTCATAGAGGTTTTGCTCTGATCTTACTTTTTGACTGAAGTATAAATTAGTTGCCATATCATCCTACGAAAAAGTCAGGTGGAAATTCGTGTTCTAGTCTCAAGTTTTCTCTAAGAGTTGCAATCTCTGCAGTTGCATCATCATATATTTGTCTTCCGTTTAAAATGACTCCTCCGGGTAATTGCATTCCTTCAAACTTAATTAAATTCTGTCCCCATTGTTGTTTTATTAATGCAGTAGTATATTCTTTTACAAACATATCATTAAATATTGAAGTATGATCACTGTCATTTACTTCAGTATAAACTTCGGCTACTATGTAATCGCCTACTTGAATGTCACCATCAGCAAAGTCACCAAAGATATATAATCTATTTTGTCTTCGCGAAAATTGAACTTGTGGTGTACCATTTAATTTCATATCCAACATAGAGAGATACTGTTGCATTTGCTCATAATACGCTAAGTCACCTGCAAAGTTCATAAGATCAGCAATATCGTTTAACATCATTTGATACTTAATATCAAAAAAGTTTCTTGAGTTTTGAAATGAACTGGCCAAGGGAAACATTTTAGAAACAAATATAATATTATTGGCAAGAGTGATATACTCATTCGTAACATCAGTAGCTGTGATTTGATGTTTAAGATATGTTCTTACGGTTGCATCAGAATGAAACTCACGATAATACTGTAGCGATTCGTCTACACGATCTTCTAATTGATCTTCGTCAACATTAACTTCAATTACTGGTTCACCGAGTCTTCTCTTACAGTAGTCTATGAGTGTTGCGCGTGAGCTTGGAGCTGCCATTTTAAAATCCTTTTAGTCTATTTATAAGGATTTGTTCCTAACAAACTTTCATCCCATGCGAGTTTTAAAGCAGATATACTATTTGCAGATGTTATTGCAGACGATCCTGGTGCATCTCTTAACTTTTTCTTTTGAGCTGCACTTGCAGTTTGTCCAGATGTATCACTAGCTTCAAGCGCTTTCATATATGTAACATCTTCTGCTGCAAGTAATGGTGTTCTGACTTCTCTTATCTTCTCTTTAAATATTTCTTTTGCTACCGTTACGTCTTCAGTGATAGCAGTTTGACCACTATCAAAGACCCATGCATTTCTAAAATGCCTGTCTGGTACTGATGCTGGAGCAGCAGCAATTACTCCATCTTTATCTTGAATCATTGTAGTCATTTATCTCTCCTATGCTACTTCTTGATTAATCTTCCATGAGTTACGCCATGTCCTATGGCTTGGAAGATTTTTCGTTTTACAAATTATTAATCTCTTACGATTTGACTTATCATAATCTTTCCATACGTGTTCTGGTATGTCTTTCATTATTAAATACTCAATCGCTTCTTCTTCAGTCATCTTATCAACTGGTTTTGTATTATGTAGTAGATAACCTCTCGTATGTTTCTTAAAATCTGGTCGCGCCTCATCTTTCTTAAGTTCCCAATATGATTGAACTGGTGGAAGTATTCCACCTTGCATTGCACACGCCAGCCAGTTAGGATCTGGTATTGTAACCTTTGCAGGTTCATCAGGTTCATTTGGATCTTCCCAAACAACTCTGTAATCAGATTGTATAGGCTCAAGTTTTTCTTT